GTGCTGACGCTCTTTGCCAAAATTCTCCATGAATGGGACAAATAATGCAAACCTTCGTTTGAGCACCAATGTACTCTGCCTTGGAGTAATCATACTTATCTCCGTGGACTTCTTTTGCCCTACGAATAAAAGTTTCCGTCGTAAACTTTATACCCTTCATCTTACTCGCTTTTAAGTTACACTCGCCATTATAAAACAAAGGAGACGGGGGCGCGAGTAATTTCCCCCATTCGTTCGGCTTGCAACTCCGAACTATCCCCTTTGCAAATATAATTATTTTATTGGATTATCAAATGTTCTTCCAAATATATTTTGAACCGTGAGTTTAAGTTCCAAGTAAGGCGTGCTTCCATACCATTGTTCCGTGGCGGGAGATATATCCGAGTTTACAAAGAAGTAAAGATACTTTCCCCTTGCATCATCATGGTAGACCTTATAGCCCTTTCTAATATATTCTACGAAATTTTGATAAGATGTACGCCTATTTTCCCCTACGAAAAAGAATGTGAATTCAACCGTAGTAGCATCGTTTGTAAGCATACTTGGGATATGCACACGAAGCCTATCAGAATCGGAAAACTTTTCTGTATATATCCTTGGTTTTCCTATCTTGTCAAGACCTTCGGCTTTGCTGTACTTCAAACCTTCGAAAGCGGGGTGGTTTTCTAGGTCTATCTCTTGTGAACCATCTATGATAATCCCTTTCGCATTGCATTCTTGCATGTAAAACCTATATGTCTTTTCACTCATAATCTTCTATTCTTACTTTTTTACCTTCTACCGTATTCTCGTAGTTACCCTTATGGATTATATAATTGGCTGGCTTAAGATTTCCCAAATACGGAACTTCATAGCCAAGCGAAGTAATCTTCTTTACGAAGTCAGGTTGGCACTTCATCCTCAGATAGTGCGTCCAACCGTGCATATTGGCGTTCCTTGTCTTGTTTACAAATGCGTAAGCACTTACCTTGCCGTTGTCGCAAACATATAAATTGTTCCTGTCAATCGGTATGCAAACGCACTTTTCCATGTTTCCGTTCTCGTCGAGGACATCTTCTATTCTCGCCCCGAAGAATGCGGTAAGCACAAACTTCAATACCGAATGCTTGCCTATTCCTTCTGTCATACTAATACTTCTTCCTTACTTTAATCCTATCTTCGCCTTCTGCGATTTCAATCATGTCATCATCGCCCCAATACTCAACCACCAAAGATGAGCTTTGCGGACAATGAATCTTCAAATGGCAGTTTGCGTCCACGCATATCCTTGCGATATTGAATGGGCGAATCCATACTTCGTTGTCACAAGCAAGAAAGCAAGCGAGCGTAGTGTCGACAACAATGTCTTTCACTTCGTTATGTTGACAATAGATTGCTGAAGTGTAAGAATACCCCGTGAGTGGTGACTCGAACTCTGGCTTATACTTTCCGTTGATGTAACGGCCAAATTCAGCCCAAATGATGTCATAGTCAAGCGGATATCCCTTTGCCCTCATTTCAGCAAGGAAACTTGCACCGTTAGCGTCGCAACAAATCTCAAAAAGCTGCTTCTTGCTCTTGGCGTTGCGAACCCTCTCTGCATATTCGTCGCAGAGAAGGCCGTTTGCCATTATTTCTTGTCTTAACCAATCCAATGTTTTCATATCGCAAATCTACAAATATTTTTATAAAAATCAAAACGGACTTGAATCGTTGTCCCCAAATGGGTCGAAAGAGTAATCGTCATTGGAGTCAAAATCGCAATAATCGAACTCTGTCGGTGGTGGTGCATAGTTTGACGCCATAGGGTTGTCTTCGCTGAATGACATTTGCGACGGTTCTTTTTGCCAATCAAATACAAGGTGTTCTGCTACTGTATTCTTCAATCTTCTACTCTCTGGTTCAAAGTACATGCCAACAAGATAGTCGACCACGCCCATTTGCCTGTTCTTTGCCACTTCTATGACATTTGAGAACTCAAGATAAGGCTGAACCTTGTCCACACCGAAGAACTCTCCTGCTCGCTTCTCAAAGTCATTTCCCACTCTATGAATAAGAAAGAGATTGTCTGCGATGTTTGTCAAGTCGGCAGTTCCACTTATGGATTCTTTTCTCAAGAAGTAATTCTCCTTTCGAGGGTGACAAACGAGAATCACATGGATGTTCTTCTGCTTTGCGTAGTCCTTAAGGTCAAGGATGAACTTGGTCTGCTTTGAATACTTCTCGCCATCGTAACCATCGATGTTCAACGCTGCAAGGTTATCAAGCACTACCAAGTGGACACCCTCGTTCTCCACGACTTCTTTCACATCGGCAAACAACTGCTCCCACTTGCTTCCATAAGAGTTATTGTAGAGGTATAGCTTATTATCTAACCACGCTTCAATCTTCTCGCAATATTGTGTCGGTGTATAGTAGAAGTTCTCATACCCTTCTTTCTTTCTTACGCAAGTCTTTCCCGCAGCGATTTGGTTTATCCAGCCTTGGAATCGCCAATCTTGCATCTCACCCGACCATATCGCAACCTTGAATCCCTTCTGCACCACATTCAACGCCAAGCAGTCCAACCATGATGTCTTACCAGAAGCGTTGAGTCCCGAAAGAACCGTTAATTCACCTGCAAACAAGCCGATTATCTTCTTGTCAAGCTCGGTGTAGCCCGTAGGTATAGAAAGCAATTCTGATATGTCTACGCGCTTGATGTCTTTCATTGACAACCATTTCTTTCCCTTCTCTTCTGTTTCCTTTATTGGCTCATAGACTTCGCGAACTTTTCCGTATTGTCTTTGTTTAAATTGGAACTCACTAAAGTCTTTCCTATCGTATGCCTTGGGGTCAAAGCGAAGACGGAAATCCTTGAATGTGTAATGGCTACACGAGTTATGCAAGCACTTGAATCCGAAGCTTCCGTCACGCATCTTGAATACCGCACTATCTGGTGCACGATGCGAAGAGTCGAAAGGACACTCTTCCAAGACATACTTTGTGTACATCGCGGTCTCGGTCACTTTCGAAACGCGAATGTTATGTTCGGAAAGAAAGGCATCCAAGTCGAAAGTGGAAGCACCATAGTTATTGTACTTGTCTTTCTTTACAGGTTCAGGAAGATAAGACGCGACCTTTTCAAAGTATTCATTTGGTGTAACCTTTACCTCGTTTGGCACACGCAAGATAGAAGAACACCTTTGTGGTCTATCTGCCGTGTCCGCACCTTTGCGACTATATGTTCCATATAGCTTACAAATTCGAGAAGGGTTAAAGGTAGAGCAGTCAATCTTCACCTTGTCAGTAGAGAAGTACATGTCCAACACTTGAAGAAACTTCTTCATTGTTTCGGTGTTCTCTGGAGTAGACTTCATCGCTTGTTTCAAGAGGAGATGATATCCATTAGCCGAATCGCACACAATAGGTCTCTCAAATCCTTCGTCACGCAAGAACTTGAACACATTGTTCACGACTTGTTTCGCAAGTTCCTTTTCTTCATCGCTTGAGTTTGTATCTGACGGCTTTTCGCAATCGATGTCTATGAGACAAAACTTTCTCGCGATGATTTCGTTGTCACTTGTGGTCGACTTTGGCTTGGTTACGATTCTATCGTGCTGTTCTCTTGAATAGCAAGCGTCATCGATTACATTGAGTGTAAAGTAAACATTGCAATTGTCATACTTCTTGACTTCGCGTAGAAGCGTTTCGACATCGGTAAAATAACCTGAATAAGTTCTTTTAACTGTAGGGTCAATAATCCTTATCTCTACAAGTTCGTGGTTGTCTTTAAAAATGTCGTACCACTGTCTTATTGTTGCTTCGTTCATCATCGGTATGTCACTCCTCCAATTACAAGTTTGCCATCATCTTTTTTGCCAAGGTCTTCTCTTTCTACAATGAATCCATAAGGTGTTCTTGGCGAGCCATAAAGAGCTTTTTCCTTATCCTTGAGTTCAAAAAGGCCAGACCAAGAGTTTTCTATCGAACGCTTGATGATTGCGTTTGCCAAGTTGATGCTCCCTTCTGAAAATTTTACCCACGAATTGTATTGTGTCACCGCGCCCTTTTGTGTCTTGTATTGCGACTTGATTGACTTCTTGTAGTCAAGCCACTCTTTCCATAAGACCATGTACTTATCTTCTACATAAGAGAGGTCTTCGTAAGGATTGAAACCTTTCTCTTTCTTCTTCCTTTCCTTTGGTTCATCTTCTTCACCGAACTCTATCTCAAACTGCTCTTTAAACATCTTTGCCATGTCAATAGAGTCAGTAATGCTATTGCCGTTTATAAAGAGGCCACTCGCTATGTGGAATAGCCTCTCTTCCCAATTTATCTTGCACATAGTTACTCCTCCTTTCGAAGCCAATACTTTGCGTAGTTTGTCTTATCTTCGTAGATTCGAACTCTATCAATTATAAGTCCGTCTCTATCTTCAAGGTCTTTGATAACAGCAGCAAGTCGTGTGCACCACCACATCTCAATTGCCTCTTTTGAAGTTATTGTCTTTCCCGAAAGCAACCATGCTTTCACTTTCCCTTTTTTTGTTTCAAAGTTCTCGCACATAATGTTTTCTTTTATTTGGTTGTTACATTTTCCATAAGGACTCTTGTCACAATGTCGATGTTGTTCATTATCTGCCAATACACATCTATCTTCTCCATATCTTCGATAATGATGTTGCAAACATCAATCTTTACTCTCCAATCTTCGATGTCTGGTTTAGTAGCCATATACTTATGAAGATTTTCAAGCATAGCTTTCGAGCCAAAAGGCCAGTGACCGATAAGCCACTCAAACTCGCATCTTGCCCAATACATATATCGGCTTTCGTCAATAACGAATTGCTTGAACTCTTCGAAAGTTTCGGGTGTCTTCTTCCACGCCTTCTTGCTTTTCTTCGTTTCCTTGTAGCATTCTATCAAGTAAGGCATAATGTCGTGTGCTTTCACGCCCTTGCAATTATATCCGTGAACAATCACGTTGAATGGTTTTGGGTTCTTTTTCATGTTAAAATAGTGTTAGCAGTGTGTTGTCTTGTTGTTTGCCTAATATAAAGTCGCAGATAAAGTTCCTAGCATAGTCAGGACTCATTAGAGACCTTTCCTCATTACACAAGCCCCCTTTACTACCAGACAGCGAGTGCGACTTCTTCGTCTCCTTTGGCTCTGTATAAGAAAAACGGCTTGTCGGTTCACAATTGTGAAACCAATACTGCGTAGGTTTCTTGAAATAATCCCCACGCAACTGGCGGTTGTGGTCTATCAGTTTCGGCTTGTATGGAAAATTTGCATGCAGATAATGATGTCCCGTGTAAGGGTTCTCCACAATCAGCCTTATCCCCTTCATAGTACAAACAGAAAACAACTTCAAAAGTAACTCATAAAAACGCTGTCTC